CCTTGGAATCCATCATGGGGCCGGCCGCCGCCGGTGCCATCATCTACGCCACGGCTTATCCCACGATGAAGATCCCAAACTTCTACGCGGATAATGACGACGCCCTGGCTGACATCAAGGCACGGGCCGAGCTCGCCAAGTCCGCCAAATGATCCTTAACACGACATGGGCGAACAGGGGGAAGAAGCCAGAATCGCGGCCATTGCCGACCTCGTATTCAACCGGGGCGGCGTGGCCGGCGCGGTCCGTCAGATCATCTTCGGATGGTCTGGCCGTTTTTCAGCCGCGCAGATCAGCATCGCCTTGCGGCGGCGCTGGCCGCTGCTCGCACCAAACAAACACCAGGTCACGGACTGTCTCGACTGGCTGGAGAAACGTCGGTTGATCGAATGCGTCTTATGCAAACACTCCAAACTCTATCAGCGCCGGCCGCTGGAAAGGAAACATGCCGCAAGTAGGATTCATGAAGCACATGGCACCCAAGGTTCTCTCGGGCGAAAAGCCGTTCACGCTCCGCCTGCTGCGGAAGGATGGCCGCGATCCGAAGGCCGGCCAGACGCTGTATATGTTCACCAGCCTGCGCCAGAAAACCTGCAAAAAGTTTGCCGAGAAGCCCTGCCGCTTCGCGGTCAACGTCAAGCTGTCATGGCGCTCAATTAAAATTCCCGGCATGGGCACCGTGGAAACCTTCACGCAGTTGAAGACGTTTTCCCAACTGGATGGCTTCGACTCCCATGGCTCATTTCTGGATTACCACGAGATCCGGACCAATGGCGACATCAAGACGATGCGCCTGATCGCCTGGGTGACCCGTGAGGAGCTGAAGGGGCTGCTTGGGTTATGAAATTCCTTCTGCACCTTCCCGGCCTGGTGTTGTGCATCCTTTGCGGGGTGATTTGCTGGGCCATCGGCTGGGAACGTGCGGAGGATTATTTCGCCGACGAGTACGAACGCCTGCAAGGGATGTTATGAGACATTCTGGCCGCATTATCAGCCGCCCGCCGATTGAGCGCATGGCCTATATCTCGCGTTTATTGCGTGAAGGGCAAGCCTTCACCCGGACCACAGTGGCGGCACATTTTGATGTGACAAGCACGACGATCCAGCGGGACATGGAATTCATGCGGGACGGTTTGAACTATGATTTGTTGTTTTCCTATAGCACCCGCACCTGGCGCGGCCAGCCGCCAAAGGATCGGATACTATGATCGACTCCGTTTCAGAACATGCCGGCAACGCTGACTTTAAAAAGCAGCGCCGTCAAAAGCAGACGCTCTCCCAGCGCGGCGCGGCCACGTTGGATCGCCTGCCGCCGCATGACCTCCAGATGGAGATGGGCGTGCTCGGCTGCATCATGCTTTCCCCAAACGAATGTATGGGCATCTGCATCGAGAAGCTGAAGGACGATGGCAAGGAGGCTTTCTACGATCTGCGGCACCAGGAGATTTATCAAACGCTGGCCACGATGTACAACGCCCGCCAGCCGGTTGACCTGATCACGGTCCAGCAGAATCTCAAAGAGCGCGACATGCTCACCCAGGTCGGTGGTATCCCGCATCTCTCCCAGATCCAAGACGGCGTGCCGAGCGCGGCCAACCTCTCGTGGTACCTGGATAAGTTAAGGGAGAAATTCCTGATGCGCCGGCTGATCGAGACCTGCACGGGCATCGTTGGTCGCGCTTATGATTTCGACGGGGAGGTGGATCAGCTCCTGGATGAGACCGAGCGGGAAATGCACAAGATCAACGAAAGCCGCGTGAGCGCCGAAAGCCGCGACATGGGAACACTGGTCAATTCCGGCCTTGGAATGATCGAACATTTTTTCAACCGCCAGGGCGAGATCAGCGGCCTGCCCACCGGCTTCGCGGATCTGGATAACATGACGGACGGCTTTCACGGCGGCGAGATGATCGTCTTCGCCGGGAGGCCGGCCATGGGAAAAACGAGCCTTGCGATGGATGTGCGGAGCATGTGATCTTGGAATCGAAGGTGCCGGTGGGCGTGTTCAGCCTGGAGATGTCGGCCGAGAGCCTCGTCCTGCGCATGATGTGTTCCGTGGCCCGCGTGAACCTGCGGCGAATCCGCGACGGGTTCATGAACGAATCCGATTTTCCGAAACTGATGTCAGCGGCCGGCCGGCTGAGCAAGGCGCCGCTGCATATCGTGGATCAGGGCGGCCTGACGATCCTCCAGCTCCGCGCCCGCGCCCGGCGCATGGCCCAGCAACATGGCATCAAGCTCTTCGTGATCGATTACCTTCAGTTGCTCCATTCCAAATCGCGCCAGTCGCAGGAGAACCGGCAGCAGGAGATTTCGGAAATTTCCTGTGGCATCAAGGAGATGGCCAAAGAGTTGAAGGTGCCGGTGATCGTATTGGCCCAGCTCAACCGCGAGATCGAGAAGGACAAGAACCGCAAGCCGCGCATGAGCGACCTGCGCGAGTCCGGCAGCATCGAGCAGGACGCGGACCTGGTCGGGATGCTCTACAAACCGAACGCCGCCGATGAAGACGACGCGGCGGCCGTGGATGACTCCGAAGGTGTCGCGGTGAACCTGCTGATTACCAAGCAACGCAATGGCCCGACCGGTGATGTGAACCTGACGTTCCTGAAGCCATACACGCGCTTTGAGAGCGCGGCGAAGTTCAGCAGCCAGGATGTGGCGGATGGAAGGTGATATGAATATGAAACGACCAGTTTGGTTCCCTGTTTCCCAAAAGCCTGAATGTCATCATTTGGCACCGGTGATTTTTAAAGGTGGCAATTACATGCTGGCGGATGGGCTTTTTTGCAAAGGTGACGAAACCTTAAAGGAGGGCTTCTACATTGTTGGTGGTGGCAATTTGCATCTTTGTAAGTACGTCGAATGGTGGTTCCCGTTACCGGAAATGCCCAAATGAAATACTTCATCGACATTTCCTATCCGGACGGCTCCAAGCGTAGCGGAACGATCGCATTCCCCGAATCAGATGCGGTTGCCATTAGAGACCAAATTAAATCTGAGCATCCTGACTACATCATCGAACTCAACCCACTGCAAGGAACTCCATGAGCACGATCAACCAAAAGCAGCGGATCACCATCATGAAGACCTATACTCAGGTCTGCAAAGAGCGCGGTTGGAAGTCCAGTGACCGGGCTTTCCGCATGGCAAAATTTTCTGAGATCATTGGCCGGGAAATCGCCAGCTCGGATGAGATCGGCCGGATTGATGAATGCACGAAGTTGATGAAGGAGCTTAAGGCCATGCTCGGCGTGGATCTCCAGGCCGCGCGCGAGGCGGATGACTTGACCATCAACCGCGCCCGCGTTTTGCGCAACCAGATTGCCGGCGAGCTCGTGCCGTGCCTGGAACTTTACGAAGCCGATGTCCCCGCCTACATGACCGAGATCATGGCGGATAAAAATCGTTGGTGGAAAATCGACCGGCCGGTCTGCGAGATCACGATCATGGACCTGGATGCCAAGCCGGTTCATCGCTGGAACCCAAAGAAAAAGGAAATGCAGGATTTTCCCAGCCAGCTTGAGCAGTTGCAGTACACGCTCCAGGCCCGGCTCAACACCAAGCGCAACGAGGCCGGCGAAACGATCCACGAGATGAAGAAACGGGCATGCATTCCCTGCCATTGTTCCCGGTGCAATCCGCGCCGGCCGGTGATGCTGGTTTTGCCGCCGTTGGCGCAGGCGCAATTGGAAGCGGATGATGTGCCGGATGAAAAGAAACCGTTTTGAATATGAGCAAGCCGCAAACCAAAATTTTGTATGTGACCGAGGGTAATCCGGTCGCATTGCTGCAAACGAACACGGACGGCAACCGGAACGTCGGCCGCAAGCGCGTTGGCAGCGCCGAGGCCGGCCTGGCTTGGTGCCGTAAAAATGGCGTCATGATGCTCTATACTCCGGTCGCCAAATTCAGGAACAACTGATGAGTCAGCAGATCACATCCCAGGAATTGACCGCCGATCTGCTGGGCTTCATCCAGCGGAAGTTTTACGAGGGCGACGGGGTTGGGTTCAACAAGGATAAGCACCTGCTTTTGGAGTGGGTTATCCTCTGGCCGGCCGTGTATATGGATGACCGGGGCGTGACGCTGCCACCGGATCGTCTCAAGCAGATCTTCACCGAGACGATCCTCCTGGCGCTGGAGCAGGGCAATACAGGTAACATCAAGTACCGCCCGGCGTGGCTCGGCAAGGTCATCCAGAGCCATTGGAAGATTCATTGGGAGGAAATCTACGCCGAGGCCAAGTCGGCGCGTTCCCTGGCCGACCACGCGCTTTCTATGCTTGGTAAAATCACCGTGGCCAAGGCCGCCGATCCGATCCACGAGATGGCCCTGGCCGCGAAGCTGATGACCGGCACCGGTCGGAAGCGTAAAGCCATCTTTAAAGCACCCTTAAACGAGCAGCGAACCTTGCTTTAAATGAGAATAAACCATTTCAATACCCGCCTTTTCGGCCGCCCGGCTTGTGAAACCAGCCCTCTTCGCGGCATCGTCCTAAAACCATCGTAAACCCCTTGTTTTGCGCGCTTTTGCGCAGATTCGCCCGCTTTTGCGCCTTGTGAAAC